CATGCCCTGTGGATACAGTGTGGGACTTGGTGCATCTAGATCCAAATAATCACTGACCAGCAAGCTTGTGATACTGGGAATAGGATCAGAAATAGGATCGGTTGTGCCGTTGGGTGCCCAACGTGCATCAGCAAACACAATACCATCTTCTGTGGTTTGATCAGTGTTTACAAGCTGTACCCATTGATCCACACCATCTACGTTTTGCCAACGACTGATAACTGGATAATTTTCAAGGTCAGCAGTATCAATCCATAGATCTCCGTAAACCAGAGGACTCTGTGCTGTGTCATTTTGTGTTATAGGTGCAGTAGCCGAGAAGATTGGGCCGCTGGCATTGGTTTCAGTTAGATTAAAACCACGAACATCGTTGTCCACCATTTGATATCCCATCCAGGCGCCGTTGTTCTGAATCAGAATATCTGCCTGGGTATTAGAACTATAAAACCACAAACGACCATCAGCTGGATCTTGACTTGGACCAGTTGAGCTGGCGGTGTATGTAAAGAACGGACTACTGGTATAGTTTGCAAGCACTACACTGGTACCAGTCCCTGTAGTAACACCTTCTATACTTGTATTAAATCCCGCAGTTGTTACTGGAGTACCAACTATATTTACCAGTGCAATTAATCCTCCGGCACTATGTGTAAAAACAATGGCGCCGTCGCTGTTTACTGACGCACTAACGTTTGGTACTGCTGCTGCAGACACAGCAGCAATAAAATCTGCCACTGTTGTACCAGTCAATGTAACAGTGGTTGAAGTAAATGTTGCTGTCCCTGGCTGCGATGCTGTGATTGCAAAACTATTGTTTATAACAAAAGGTCCAGGACTGGTGTCATCGCCTGTAATAACTGTAGCGCCAGTATTATAGAACTCAAAAATGTCCAGGCCTGCAGTATCGGGTGTAGAAAAACTTGGATTTATTCTTGCCCAAGTGGTGCCAACGGGAATATTTTTGCCGCCGCCACTGGGATCTAGTGCGTATAATGCATCAAAACCAGTGGCATAAATCGGCACAGCTTGCTGAATAAATGTTCCCAGCACACTGGAATATTTCTTCAACACAAGATTAGCACCGAGATTCACATTGTTGGTCTTTTGCCACACAGACCCAGTTGGTTCAGGTTGTGTGTCTGTTGATCTCCAACGAGGCTGATTAAAGCTGGCAGCAGCAAGAAATGCAGGAGCATAATATGTTTTGGCAGTGATTCCAACCGCAGTAAGAGGAGTTCCTGTGCCGTTTTCAATTATGACTGCGCCTTCTCCTGCTGTAGATCCGTCTGCTGTAGCAGTGGAATCAGCATAGATCACCAACTTACCACTAGCAACACCAGAATAAACGCCTGTAATAGCAGCAGTGTTGATGTTGTCTGACAGAATTTTTACGTTGGCAGTTGCGCCGTTGCCAACGTTAACAGTTTGTCCATTGATAATAACTGTGTCACCATTGTTAAGAGTTGGACTTGTGGCAGTGCCTTGAATGGTTGGCCAAGCTGTTTTCCATTCATCGCTGCCTACCAGCACCCATTCATTGTATAAATCAACAAGATCAGTGGATGATGAATAGTTTACAGTTGCGCTGTATGAGCTGGTGCTAGGGCCATTGCGTTTGTAATAAATTGGATTTTGAACAGTTACATCGGTATTCACTACAACAGCATAGTCGCCGATTGAACCAACGGTTTGCAGTGGAACAGTGCCGCCAAGATTAAGATCAGTGCTGCTAGTAATTACTGTGGGAACTTGATTTGTAAATGCAGCAGTGGTCTGATTCCATTGAAAAATTCCCCAGGTTGTGTTGGCAGTGTCTAGCCAATAGTCGCCGTCGTTGGGGCTGCCAGTGGGACGAACCAAGCTGGCAGTGAGTTCAGTGAGGTCAATGTCAGCTCGTTGCACATAGCAGCGATTAGAAACTCCCAGGGCCGAATAAGCAGCAAGTAATCCGTATTCGTTGAGTTCGTAACCATTGATTGGTGTGCCAGCTGTGGTCTTGTAAAAGAAAGGAACGCCAAAAGTGGCTGATAGATCTCGCTGACTGGTAATCAAATAAGGAACGTTTGAATTTGCCTGTAGTGTGCCAGCAGCAACACCGGTTCCTGTTCCAGAAACTTTGTTTTGTGCTGTTGCAATCAACACATAAGGGACTGAGTTGGTCGCAGCAGGAATATATTGACTTTCGTCAACTACTGTTACTTCTACGCCGGGTGAAATTAGTGCCATGGTAAATCCTTTTTCTAGCTACTGATATTTATCGATAGCCGAAAAAAGAACCCCGACACAGTGCCCTTACCGTAAGATTTTAGCTAAATACATCATGAAACGACCCATGTGCCCGGCCTGCAATCAAAGACCCAAGGCCATAAATTGCTACCGCGGTGAAAAAATTTACTATCGCAGTCGCTGTGAAGTGTGCATCAAAAAGAACAAAAAGATCAAGCCGCCTGTGCCAAGGTGGCAAACAGCGGGCTACAAGAAAAAACCCACATGTGATCGATGTGGGTTTAGAGCAAGATACTCAGCGCAACTACAGGTGTTTCATGTTGATGGCAATTTGCACAACAGCGACATTCGCAATCTAAAAACTGTGTGTCTCAACTGTGCCGAGGAAGTAAAACGCAGTGATGTTAATTGGAATCGTGGGGATCTTGAGCCAGACGTTTGACCTGACGATATAGATCATCCAGTGTGCTGTTGTTGTCAAGCACAACATCAAACTCTGTGCCAACCCAGGCAGTTTCACTGGCATGTATTCCCAATCGTTGCAATTTTCCAGTGCTCAGACTCCAGGTGGGATTTCCATTGGGACCTCGATTGGCACTGACCGCAGCATCATACCAGTCGGGTTCGGGACCGCGCACTACTCTTACTATTTTTCCCCCTGCTGCCTTGATTGACTTGATTTCGTTAGGAAAGCGGCAATCAGTGATTACGATATCGTCCTGAGAGTTGCGTAGTTTGTTTTCCAAACTTGCGATCCAAATATCGTCGTGAAATCCCCGTCGGCAGACTTCTGTTCCCCATAGCTGTAGCATCAATCGAGGTGTAACTTCACGGCCCAACCGAGCGCTCCACCACTTGTCAGGCTGTTCGCGCCATTCCCTGCTTTGTTTGGTGCGCCCTTCCAGCATGGTCCGATCCCACCCAAACACTTGACTTACAGCATCTTTTAATGTGTTAGCAAAGCTTTCTCTGCGAAAATGATGTAAATTAACAAGATAATCTGCTACAGTATCTTTTCCCGAGCCAATAAATCCGCAAATTCCAATAATCACACTAGTTCCTTTACGTTGAGATATTCCAATGTATCATGCAGTAAATCAATTTGTCGTCGACAATCTTCTAACGCATGGTGGCTGGCAGGGTATTTTTGCAAACTGGGAACCAAACTGTAAATGGTTCGAGTGTCGCGTATTTTGTAATACTGCCAGGGCAAGGCCAGGCCATAGCTTTTGTAGGCATGTTCTAAAATGTTGGCATCATAGGTAGGGCCATTCATCCAAATACGATTGCATTTCCAGCACAACTTGTGAAGTTCTTCCAGGGCTTGTTTCAAGGGAATACGACCGTCTTCGGCAAAGGCCTCAGCCTGTGCGGCTTTTTGTGTGGCCCACCAATCGATTGTGCCCTGTTCGATTCTGCGATCTTCTTGACTTTCTAGCGTGACTCGAGCATAGTAATGCTGCTCAAAATATCCGCGAGTCAATGGATCAAAGCATTGTGCTGCAATGGTTAAAATAGTGGCGTCAGGGCCAGTTGCTAGGCCTTCAATGTCAATCATGCAATCCATGCTAGATTATAGCACGGCTTTGTGTGGGTGTCAATTATCCAATGACCCAAGTCAGTGGTTGTGAACCATCCACATAATTCACCAACTGTTGAATCAACGCATCCATTTGAGTCTGGGCCTCGGATTTCATCGCGGTGCCGTTGAGTGTGCCGCCACCTTGTGGTCCGGCAATCTGTCCAAACTTTTCGCGAGCTTCACCAATCATGAGTTTACAGTTGGCAACCATGTAGTCCCGAATCCATTGTGAAGTTTGGTAGTTTGACAATAACTGGAATTCAGGTTTTAGATTGTCTGTCCAAATCAGCACGTTTTCACCGGTGCCGCGCCAGTCTCTGCTCATTTGCAATTTTTTGGTCACTGGGTTCCAGGTAAACACCACATACTGACCAAACATGCGCCCAGCCAATTCCACATACTGTGTGTAATAATCATATGTGGCCAGGCCTCCGGCCACGTTGAAGTTCATCAAATAAACGTTCAAACTGGCCTGTGTGAATGGATCAAAGTTTGTGGCATAGGGTCCTTGGCTGTTGCCAAATGTTCTACGATAAACCTGACGCACGTTGATGACTTCTTGCGGAAGTGTGTAGATGTTGACATCCTGCACCAACTCAAGAAAACTGAAGCTTTCTTCGTAAGCATTCTGCGCACGTTGACGATAAGTGCCAATGGTTTTTTGATACGCAGCTTCGTAGTGTGCAGGGTCAAGTTCTACGTCAATCATGCCACTGCCCAGTTGCAGTTGCACATAGTTGATTAGGTCTTGTTTGAGAACTTGTAGGGTATTTTCAGCCATATAGGGAACTCCGTCCCTATATTTAGTTCACCAGACCCGAAGAATAACCAAGTTCTCAGTGCCGCGGCTGTTCCATGCAGTTTCTGTGGCCTTGATGTCTTTGAACAGTTTGCGAGCAGCTGGTTTTCCAGCAGCCACAATGGCCTTGAGTTGCTCTGCAGGTTTGCGCAGTGTTTTTTGCACAGTTTCCACGGTGCTGAATCCAATCACAGCATTGTTCTTCACAGTAAACACCTTGGCATACTCGTCGGCCACAACATGGATCAACTTGCGCTTTTTGGTGTCATATAGCCA